TTACACCTCGCTTTCTATCAAACTATATAGGTACTCCGCTCTTGTAACGGGATCATCTGGAAGTTTACCTTCTGATTTTCTCATCTTGAATCGTTCTATAGGTGAGGGAGCAGTAAAAGCTGCAAGCTCTACAATCCGCCCTAAGTCCTTCGCACGTTTATTTCTAATCTCTTCAGCCTTATCAAATGTTTCTTTATCTATGATTGCTGGATATACGTCATTTCCGAGATAAAGGATATTTTTCAAAATACGCCCCATTACTGAATGCGTCTTCTCAATACCTGCCTGTTCACCAGCCACTGTAAGGGAAAGTCCTGATATATATTTTTCAAAGAACTCCTTTACTTGACCTGCTGCCTTCTCATCGACAGTTATGACTCCGTCTTTAACTGTATATCCGTATGGTACATATGCCATTTATCTTACCACCTTTTCTATAAGGGAAAGTCCACATTTCATTTTAAAGGTTAGTTCATCCCTTGAATTTACAATGATGTTTTCTACAAGCTTTTCAAAAGCTTCATCTGTATAGTTGCCATCAAAATTATCTGCTGACACATAATCAAGAAGTGCCTTTACCTCGTCTGCCTGAGAAGAGCCACTTGTAAATGACATGACTAGGTTCGTCTTCTCAGCAGTAATATTTTTTATTTCTTTATCCAGAACATTTCGTTCCTTGTTAAAAAGAGCTGGTTCAAGAAACCCTTTAGTCATAAGACCAATCAGTGTATTGCGTTCTTCGGTTAATTGCTCCATGCGTTTATCTATGGCATCAATTCTTGCAAGATCGCATTCTTCATCAATCTTGTTTATAGAATCATAAAGTGGCTTCAGTATTAGCTTTTTGCTAAATGCGAGCTTATTCATCATGGTTGAGAATGTTGCTTTTATCTCTCCATCACGCAAAAATAACATGGAGCAGCTGTCCTTGTCTTCAATGTGTCCTTTGCAGCTCCAAGCAATATAACTTCTGCCAACAGAGTAGTTTGTTCTTCTCTTGAATTTACTGCCGCACTCTCCACATAGGATTCTGCCACTTAGCACATACCTGTTTTGATAAGCTTTCTTGTTAGCAGTTTTGCTCATAGATTTTGCTCTTTGAGTTATCAGCTTTTGAGCCTTGGAAAATACTTCTCTGCTGATGATCGGTTCATGATGATCCTTGCAGTAAAACTGATCTTTCTCTCCATTGTTTATGTGTCGATTAAAGTTGCTATCCGTGTAGGTCTTTTGGAAAAGCACATCACCTTTGTATTTTTCGTTGCGGAGCATATCAATCACCGTACCCGAACTCCAATGATTGCCCCTTCTTGCAGGGATTTTGTCTCTATTTAGGCCTTTTGCGATAACACTTCCACCTTTCCCTGAAAGGCACTCTGCAAAAATACGTTTGATTATTTCAGCTTCTTCAGGAACAATAACCATCTCACCATTTATGTTTGCATAGCCATATGGCGGAGTGCCAATAATGTAACTGCCATTTTGAAATTTTTTACTGATTGACCATGTTGTGTTCTGTGAAATAGACGCGGACTCTTCAGCAGCAAAACCAGATAAAATAGAAAGCATTAATTCACTTTCCATATCACCTGTATTCAGATTTTCTTTCTCGAAATAAATATAAACACCGATATCCATTAGGTGCCTTACCAGTTCTAGGCAATCCGTGGTATTTCGTGCAAAACGACTGATGGATTTGGTGATAATAAAATCAATCCTATTACTTTCACAATCACGAATCATCCGGAGAAGTTCAGGTCGTTTTTCCTTCTTGGTGCCTGATATCCCTTCGTCATAATAAAGCCCGGCAAATTCCCATTCTGGATTGGATTTAATATAGTTTTCATAGTGTTCCCGCTGAGCTTTAAGGCTTACCAGCTGGTCATCACTATCCGTTGAAACCCTTGCATAAGCGGCAACTCGAAGTTTGCTTTTTGATGACTGTGATTTGGGCAGTTCATCTATTTTCGTTATCTTTTTCATCATCTCACCTCACTTTCTGCTATTACATATATCACTCTAAAAGGCAATAATAGCAAGTGTTTCAGGGCATTATCTCGGCTAACTTCGGAGAGAATTTCTGGCGGTTTAATGCTGATATTTTGTGTAGTTCATCTTGCGTAATCTTGCCCTCTTTATAGAGCATGCCAACAATACTCTCAGCTATATAAAAGTCATATTCTTTCTGTAACTGTTCTTCTGATATCGGTTCTGTCTCACCCTTGATAGGAGAACCATCTTTCACTTCAATAATGTTCATAGAAAAACACCTCCTACCTGGTAGCCACGGCGGGAGGTGAAATCTGATGTTTTAACTAATCTTTTTTATAAAAATCGCATTCGTAGCCATCGGCATCAAGGAGCAACCCCTTTGCCCAGGGAGGGACTCTACTCATCTGCTGGCACACCCTATCAAGTGACATGCTATGATCCGCCTCAATAATAACTTCATCATGCACATGAGCCACAATGCGGTAAGAGCTTAGAGTCTTTATGGCATGCATCAAAATATCACGAGAGATTGCTTGGACAATGTTTTCTACAAACTTAGGCCCATAGCTTTCAAGTCGATCCCATTTTTTAGTAGCACCGACACCTTCGTAAGTGACCGATTCACCACCGAAGATATTCTCACCAATCTTTGGTTTAACATAGGCAAGCTGCCTACCAGAAGGAAGCACAATAAAGAGCATTCCACTCCTGTAATGAAACTTGATATTTTGTGTTTCTTGAGATTGCTTTTCTTTGATGCACTTCTTAGCAGCTCTATCCACATCCCACCAGAATTTTACGATGTATGGATTGGCCTTCCTCCAGGCATTAACCAAGGGTTTTAATTCTTCCTCCTCAAGGCCCATATCCAGTGCGCCCATAGCCTTTAAAGCTCCCACTGATCCACCATAACCTAGGGCCAGTTCTGCGATCTTGCCTTTCTGCCTTAAATGCCCATTCACACCATGCTTTTCTACAGGGACACCAAACATCTGTGATGCGGATGCACAATAAATGTCACCGCCGCTTGCAAATACTTCACTTCTCCAATCTTCACCCGCAAGCCATGACAGCACACGAGCCTCAATGGCAGAAAAGTCGGCAACAATAAACTTACAGCCTTTCTTTGGCACAAAAGCTGTCCGAATAAGCTGTGAAAGTGTATCTGGTATGTCTTCATAGAGCATTTCAAGGGCTTCAGAATAACCATTTTTTACGATGCCTCGTGCCTCTTTTAAATCCAGCATATGGTTTTGAGGTAGGTTCTGCAGCTGCACTATTTTTGAGCTGAAGCGTCCTGTACGATTGGCACCCAGAAAAGTAAACATGCCCCGAATCCTGCCATCACAGCAAACTGCATTTTCCATTGCAGCATATTTCTTAACAGAGGACTTTGCCAGTTGCTGACGGAGTTTAAGCACTTCAGCCAAATGCTCTGGTGCGTCCTTCAATAACTCTGCCACAGCCTTTTTACCGAGGGTATCTGTTTCTAGACCATTATCAGCCAGCCAGTCTTTCATCTGCTGTACTGAGTTGGGGTTATCAAGTTCTGTTATTTCCTGCATTTGATCCATTAGCTTGGTGCGTGACATCTCATCCATAGTAATGGCCTGTTTTACGAAGTCCAAGTCTACCTTGATGCCTCGATCATTGATTTCCTGGTCAAGATGGTACTCATGCCATATTTCATCCGGGACAGGAAACTTGCTAAGCCTCTTTTGTATCTCAATTTCCGTTTCAACATCTCGCTTGTTATAGCCCTTAAAGCTCTGCCATTTCTCCTCATCGTCACCTTGTAGATTACGCGTTCTACCACCGTTTGTTTTAGTAGGCGTACACGGCATACAAAAATATCTAATAAGATCTTTACCTTCTGTCAGCTTCTGCTTTTCAAGACCAAGGACTGCACCCACACCTACTAAGGATAACGGAAGCCCCATATAGGCAGACCATACCATTGAGCATTTCCATGCGGATGGGTTTAGATATTTTCCACAAGGGTGTCCAAGATATCTGGATAGACACACACGCTCAAACTGAGCATTAAAAGCCCACTTGGTAATCTCTTCATCAGTCAAGGCATCCAGTATGATCTGTGGAATCCTTTCACCTTTTGCAAGGTCAACCACCACCACCTCTCCACCGTCAACAGAATAACCAAAGAGCAGTATTTCAAAATCATGGCTTTCGCAGTATCTGTAAATTCCTGATTTTTGCAGATTCACTGAAGAATAAGTTTCTAAATCTATACTAATAGACTTCATTTTCCATTAACCTCTTCTCTTCTTTATTTCTGACACTAATTGCTGTATCTAAATCTTTAAACCAACCAAGATATCTGCGACACTTATTATATGAAATAGAAACTTGGTAACCTCCAGTATGTTTTGAAACTCCTGGTTTCCCAGTTTTGTTATCACATCGTATTGGCCTACGAAAATCGACTTTGCCATTACTATAAGCATGTTTAAAATTCTTTTCTCTAGTAGACCATTCTAGATTTGACACATGATTATTTTGTTTATCAAGATCTTTGTGATTCACTTCATATTCGTCGGTTTTAGGTTGTGGCAAAAAACAATCCGCAACTAACCTGTGAATGTAAAAACGTTGTTTTATTCCCCTATAACTCAAAGTAATGCCTTGATAACCGCGACCAGAAGTTTTAGGAGTTAATATACGTTCATGAAAATGAGAATAAACTCTTCCATAATTACTTACTAGATAGCGCCCCTCATATCCGGGTATGTCTTTCCACATTTCATCCATTCAATGCACCTCCGTTCCTAAAAAAGCAGGTGGCAGAGGAAGTACCTCCACCACCATCAATCGATCCTTTCTTTTAGGCAAGGAAGTCATCATCTACAAGCGTTGAAAAATCATCTGCTGCAGAGGTCTTTCCACCAAGTGGCTCTCCATCCTTAATTTTTTGAATATTACCCAAACCACAAGCAACACCTTTATTACCGTTTGAGTTAAAAGCATAGAAATTGAGTGAAACTCTACCATAGCAACCGCTGTACACTTCGCTGCGATCCATAATAGGTTTAACACTTTTATCTACAATCTGTGGAGCAGTTTTGCTATTGGCATTGATAAAATAATGCCCCTTATAAGCCTCATCATCACGCTCTACATCTCCGTCACGCAGTGGCAGTTTAATTGCCGCTTTGTTCGGTTTCTTTCCACCAAATTTAGCGATGCCTTCCTCAATGGCTGCATCCACTGCAGCATTTATAGCATTAATGGTTTCTGTATCGTCTTTGGGAATAAGCACAGATACGCTATATTTTTCTGCGCCACCGTTGATGGATACTGGCTCCCATCCGTGAAAATAAGAAAGCCTTGTGTTTACACCTGTAATAACTTTAGTTCTGTTTTCGATTTTACTCATAATATTAACCCTCCATAATTTCGTTAAATTCGTTTTTTGCATCAGCAACGTTCATCGCCGGTCTTTTATCCGAGTTAGGGACAAGAGTCGGCTTGCCCGGTGGTTTATAAATGAGGTTTCCTAGAATTTCCTCAAATTTGGTTTTACCCATCAATTTTTGCATCTCTGTCATAGGGATAAGGCTCTTACGATAAATGTCCTTATATCCGCTGATGACAGCTTTTTCTGCTACTGCATTTTCATCTTTATACTTTCGGACAGATCGACCTTCCACAACCTTAAAACCATGCCACTCTTTACCGTGATTGACTGCAGCGTCTGTCGCATAGGCAGTAATCTCATTCGCCCATTTGGTAAGGTCGGGAAGAATGGTTAGAACTTTTTCTATCTCACTATCTGTAAGTAACGGTGGTATCTTAAACTCCATCTGTGCCAGTTTCAGATTTTCATCTGCTCTAGCGCGACATCTGGTGGATGCTCTGCAGAAGGTACACCACGGGCCAGGCATATATTCACCTTCACCTTGATAGGCTTTTGCGGCTTTTGGTTTTAGTTCCTCTTCTGCCCAGGCTTTTAGTTCTTCTACCGGAACAGTCCATGTGCTGACATTTTCTCTTCGTGGTTGAAAAATTGTCATTGATATTTCTTTGATGTCGTATAGGCTGTCATAAATCTCTAAAGCGCCTAATGCATACAGTTTCATCTGTGGATTGTCCTCTGCATCCACTAGCACGCCCATACCATATTTGAAATCTACAATGTGAAGTCTATCATCTGAGATGATCACACAATCTCCTGTCCCAAAACCATCTGGAACATAACAAGAGAAATCAAGACGTTGTTCAATAAGAATGATAGGATCTGTGCAAGACTTTCTTGCAAGTTCTACCTGCTCCATGATGAAGTCAACGTAGGCATCCGTGCATTCTTCCATTTCATCTGAATCATACTCTGATGTAGGCCTCTTACTTCTGATTCGAAGTGCCTTTTTTAGCTTGTGTTCAGAGAGGGCATGAGCTGCTGTACCTTCTTTTGCTGCTTCTCCATTTGTGTTTTCAAACTCAAGTTCAAGCCTTGCAGACGGTAAACAATGAAGCCATCTGTGTGATGAAGATGCAGATAATATTGCATGATTACCCATTCCCAAGAACCTCCGCATCTTTCAAGATGTCAGCATAATAAGCCTTATCAACAGCACTTAACTTGTCAGCACCATACTTCCCAATGATGCCCCGCACTTCAGCGGTAAAGCCAAGCTGACTTTTTTCGGCAAGTACCATTCTCACTTTTTCCAGCGAAATATCCGGCTCATTTGCTTTTTCTGTCTTTGTGGTAGGTGCTTCTTTTGGATCAGAATCGCTATCTGCCATTGCATCACAAACCGCTTGTATGCTATCAGCAAGACTTCGCATATCATTTACCACATCAAGCAGTAACTTTATTTTGCTCAAGGTCATTTCCTCCTTTCGTCATCTCACAGATAGAGAGTTCCTCGATGCTGTCTCCAGGAATTACAATCGTTACACGCTGTTTTCCCCCAAGAAGGAATCGAAGGATGCGCTCCCTCACGGAAAAGTTACGGTAAGTAACAATCCCGCCTGTCTGTGGTTTCTTTGAAACACTAATTTTTAGATTGTGCTTCATATCCATCACCTCTTTCTGAAGGGCGCTTTTATTTGTTGCCCTCTACCTGGTAGCCTCAGGAGATACATAAATCTGACGGTTTAATTAAAAAAATGCCCAAGGAAGTTTTAAACCTCCAAGGGCATCATGCTTAGTTAGGGATTTTCAGTTTTTGACCGGTATAGATAATCGTTGATTTTAAATTGTTCAGTTTAACAATCTCTGTGTATCTTGTGCCGCTACCGAGTAGCTTGGCTGCAATTGCCCAGAGAGAATCACCTTTAACTACCGTATACTCTTTGTAAGTTGGTGAAGAGGTACTACCGGTGGGATATACAATCATACCATCGTTGTTGAAAACATAATAACCTGGGTTTTTATCAACCTGTGCCTTTGCATTGGAAAGGATACGATATGCACCAAGCTGTGATTTCGCATCTGCCCAAGTCTTTCTAACGCGGTAATAGCCTGTAGTCAGCTTTTCAGGATAGGTTGTATTTTCAGAGCCCCCAGCAGGTGGTTCATTTACTGAAAGTAACTTTTTGACCTCTGTTCTAAAAGTGTCCATACTCTTACCATGTCTTGAAAACCAATGTCTTGGATCAGCATGATTGGATGCAATCCCTCGTTGATACCCCTCATAGTGGCCGATAATCGTACCGTCAGCCATCGGGTCGAGTTTATACTCCTTACAAAGGTATGCACATAGCTCCACCGCTTCTTTATAGACCGCACTAAAATACGAGGCATCGGTCAAACCGTCCTCGCAGATTTCAAAGCCAATATGTGTGTTATTTGCATCGCCTCCAGCATGCCAACCTCTATGATTCCACGGTAGGGTTTGATAAGTGGCAATGGAGCCATCTTTAAGTTTCCCTATAAAGGCATGGACACAAACCTGTCTTCCATCTGGTCTGTCTTGATTCCAATGATTATTATATTGATTTACTCCTAACAGACCATCATCCGGTCCAACATATCTGCGTAAATTTGGATTGTTCGCTCCGGTGCTATGAACCATGATGCCTTTTGGTGTGATCTTTCTGCCTGCCTTGTAGCAAGCATTCTCTGTAAAAATAAGCTTTCTGAGATTCATTATTGCTCTCCTCCTTTGTTATGCAGCTGAGCAAGAATATCCTTTAATTTTTCTGGTATCGGTAATCCTAAGCGCCCTGCATTTTCCAACATGGAAACCCCTTCATTGGAGCAATAGAAAAAGATGATGGCGGTGCGGAGCATGCTACCGTCTCCTATAAGATTCGTGTCGATAATATGGCCGATTCCTACCATTACAAAAATGAGCACCTTCTTAAAAATGCCTCGAAAACCGACTTCGCTGGATAGCTTTTTATCAACGATGGCGCACATGACACCAGTGATATAATCAGCCACCATCAATGTAATTAATGCATATAAAAACCCATCAAACCCTCCTAAAAACCATCCCAAGAATCCGCCTAATGCAGTTAGTGCCACTTGTACCCAGTTCCAAATTTCCTTCATGACTTTTACCTCCTTCATGATTTTGAATATATAAAAAGAGTGCCTGCATCTTCGCAAACACTCTTGGATCGTTATAATTGATTCGTTTATATTTGTTTAGGCAGTGCCTCCCATAATCTCATGTCCTCCTGTCCTAAAGACCAAATGGCAATTCCTCTAAGTTTCCACCGATATGCTGCTTCATTTGCCCAATAAACAAGGCTGTCTACGTCCTGGTAATAAAGAATTGAAAAACCATCAGCATCTCCAAGAAATAGGCGAGAGATCCAAACATTGATATCCTTAGGCACGACTTTTACTGAATAATCATTTCCGCATACAAGTGGCAAGACTCCTGAGTGAAAGAAATCATAATCCATGGAGATGTCTTGGCTTCTTGTTGAAGACTCCTCCACATCACTATTTACAGCGAATACCTGAAACTCATTATTCCAAGTCACACCAGTCCTTGAAAGCCTTCCATACTCTACGGTCGTTCCTCCTGGAAATATCACATCAAACCTTTCATACGGTTCATAGACCCAAGCATCTCCCAACCTTAATAGTTCACAAAGAATGCGACCATCAGAACGAACCCCTGCATAACCTCCTGAAAACCCATTAAGGGTTGCAGTAAATCGAAGAGTATTACTTGCCCCTGTATAGACCCTTACCGAGTTACCTCTAATCCTCATTTCAATAGTGTACATTCTCGGATTGGAACGAAGATTTGCCTCTGTTGTTTTTATAATCTCAGTGGCAGTACTACCTAGTAGGGAAGAGCCTTTATAGAGCTCGATGCGTTGCGTATTGAAATTCAGACAGCAAAATACGTCCCCACAAAACACCCCTGCTCGTCCATTTCCTTCCGGTGTAAAAGCTATTCTTGCTCGTAAATGAACATCTGAAAACCCTTGATAATTCCATGCCAACTCTCCTGAGCCATCAAGCTGTGAGTAGGGACGACTAGTTGTTTGATTAGAATTTCTCCACACCTGCCATTGTCCACTTAAAGCTGTCCAATAACTAGATGGTAAGGGGTTGTCATCCCTAAAGTCTTCATACCAAACTAGTGCAGAGTCTGCTTTTCGACGTAGCACCTCTGTGGTTAGCTTAAATCCTCGATCCGGTTCAGCCATCACTCCGTTAACATCTTTAAACATTCGTGGTGATAACATAAATTCTGCCTCTCCTGCAGAAGGACTCTCATAGAAATTAGAGCATACACGAAATCCATAAAACTGCACACCTGGTACTAGCGCACTGACGCTGATTGTGTGCGTGCCGGCTGAAAGATATACACCCGAAGACAAGGAAAGCCAGCAAGTTGTGCGCCAATATGGCCACCATAGTCTATTCTCACTAAAAGTAGAACTTACCCCATCCAACGCAACATGAATACCATTCTTATCCCAAAAGGGAAAAGAGATACGGAATGCAACATCATAAACACCGGCAGTAGCTATTTCAAATTCATATTCTGCTTCGCCTTCTTCTCCAAGGGTTACCATTTGAGTAGAAACGGACACGTTCCCAGTATGGCTATCTGGACTTCCTCCAGTCCGGTCTACATAGATTGTGCCAAACTCAGTTCTTTGCTGTTTACTATAAGCTGTCAAATATCTGCGCCTGTTATAGGTTTCTCCAATTAACGGATACGTTCTTGAAACCGCATCCCACCCTTCCATGTAGTCATACACCTGCGGTAAAGCCCAAGGAACCTTATCGTAATCATCCCAATACGCAATGATAGGAATACGAGGTTGGGGAGGAGCATCATTTGTGAAGTTATAGACTCCAGTCATCCAGTTTTGGGCTGCATAATAGGTGTTGGAAATTCCTCGGTAGGTAATGCCTAGATTCGCAGGAGAATCGTGTATCCTCCAGTTCCAACCATAAGCAGGCAGTCCAAAGAACACTTTTTCAGGAGTCATTACGCGAGCCGCATAATCATAGGTCCCTTCCAGCCAATTCCTAGGGGATACAGGTCCCGGTGCAGAACCCGCCCAAGCCATGCCATAACTCATGATTGCTGCTGTATCGCAGTAGGGATCTAAATCTTCATAAACACACCAGTTTTCACCACCAACGGAGCCTTGTACCCCTGTCATGCCGGGTAAGCAAATATTCACGAGTTTAGATGGATTGTATGCTTTAACCATATTATAGATATCTTGAAAGAGAGCATTGGCCGCATCCTTATTTTCATAGCCACCACCACGCTCTAAGTCTATATCCACTCCAGCGCACCAAGGGTATTTATTCATAATACGAATAATCTCAGTAAGGAATTTATCCTTCGCGCCGTTTGTATTATTTCTAAGGGCTGTAAAAATGGATGCTGTACCATGATTCATGATTGTAAGCAGCCACTTGATATGTGGCCATCGGTTGATGTAAGTAAGCATGCTGGAGATGCTTGTACCTGTTTCTGTTATTGTTCCGGTAATATCTACTTCAAAGGTAAAAATCCCTACGGTATCCAAGCGATCACCATAATCACGTAAGGCTTGGTACATACGAGCATTGCCCATGAAACTCCAAACCATGCACCGCTTTCCTTTTAAATAATCTCTCATGGGCGTTCACTTCCTTCCTGCATTTCTTGAAACTCGAATAATACCCTGGCAGATTTTCTATCTTCTAACTTCACCACATGCTTACTATCACTAGCTGCGGTGTATTGAAAAAAGCCCTCTTTTTCAGAAGGGCTCCCATTTTTCAAACACTGCCTGGTAGAGGCTAAAAGAGAAAGTGTGTCTCCTGGGTTTATGGAATCTTTAAACTTAACCTTATGTGCTCCAGCTCCTTGAGATAACTCAATACCTCCTGCTTGCATACCCTGTATCGGATAAATGTGACAATCAAGACCAGCTGAGGTTTTACCAAGATTAAAGAGAATGATTGTTTCACTACTACGAACCACTCCGTTATAAAAACGAACAGGCACAATGCTATTATTCTGCCTAAATTTCTGGAGCATGGTTTCTGTATTGATTGTGTAACCCGTCAAGCGGTCTCCTTCTTGCGCTTGAATGTCGGTAAAATAAACCGTACCGGTGCAGTCTTCTAAAAGTAGTTCCACCGTTATGCTAACAACACGCTTTTCTTCTTTGCAATGAATGGTCTCTGCAAATCTAGTAAAAGAAACTGACAATATCACCACCTACCCATCTAGTGTCCATTTAATTTCTGATACATGGGGAGTCCAGCCTGTAGCAATAGAGCCTCCTTGTAAAAGCATATCAGTAAAGAATACTGCGCCTGTGCAATCAGAAACATATATACGAATGGTTAGAGCCTTTATCTTGCTAAACCCTCGCGGTGAGATAACATGAGCTGTATGGAAAAAATAAGCCATAGCACCACTCCTTCCTAAAAGAGATCAATAAACCTTGTTTCGGTTGTACCATCCTCGTATTCAATCATAACTTCAATGCCGACTTGCCCATTAGGGCCTTTTTGAAGATTCTCTGATGCAATCTGAGCTGAGAATGTGTAACTCCTCCTGCTTGCTGGATAAATAGTTTGAGATAGACTTTTTGTCATGCCTAAAACCCCATCAGCTTTGAAGGAAGCATCTCCTGAGACACCATTGTTTGGATCAACATCAAACCCTGAATTGAGCCAGTAGGTGATCCCGTCATCGGCTCTTGAATTTCTTAGATGGTTAAAGGGGACTAAATCTTTTACTTCCTGCCTGTCAAGGACATCGGCTGAGGATAAAATATCGGCAGCTTTATCCCACCCAGCAGATGCATCCCCTAATTCTCTTAAGGTGGTAGATAGCTCCAGTACTGTTTTCCATGGCTCTTGTAGATTGTACTGCCTGCGCACCACGCGAGTTTTTACTGACAAATTTAAGTCTTTATCATCCACGGTAACGATATCTCCAAGATTCCAAGCTTCATGTTCATAGCCCGTCAGCACAGATAAATCCATAGCTGAAAGAACATAGGAAATTCTAGGCCTTGAATACTGAGCTAATCGCATATTAGCAAACTCGAGCATCTGATAAGGATTGCTAAAGGATGAGGCATCAAGGGTTGCCACTCTTACTTCTGATGAGTAACTGTAGTCCTCCACATATTCTTTATTTCCATTAATAGAGGCAAATGTCATCCCATCTTTTCCATATGCATAAAGTCGAGTGATTAAGCTTCTTGTATCTACTACCCTTTGTATGCTTTTCATGTTTTTTCTATAGCAAAACAAGGCTCCACTGTCTGTACCACCAAATGTCAAAAGATGCACCAACCTATTGGCACTATCAAATATTAAATCTCCTCCATGAATGTTCTGTGTAGCACGAAGAATTGATAGCGCATTTTTCTCCGTAGATTGCCATGTTCTCCTTGTACTTACCGTGACATTCCCTAAAGTCCAACCAGTACCAAGCAGGGCATAATGCATAGGAGCCTCTGGTGTTTCAGCTACAAAATCCATCGGCTCTTTTGCCGCACTGAATGAAAGATCATAAAAGGCAGCTTCCGCATACACTTGTGTAATCACTCGACCATCAGAAGTTTTCTCATCTGTCGTGGTCCGAATTCGGTACACATCATTTACAATCTGCACCTGTTTCTCATTATCCAAAGACTCTCGCTTGGGATCATGAAATGGCAACTTAAACTCCAAGATATCGGCGCCATTTACCTCACTGGTTACAATGATGTCAAAGGCATTTTCTAACACCGCTTCCCACGCACCGGTGGTATCCAAAATAACTGGTCTAGCAAATCCAAGTCTCTCATAAGGTGGTTTCGGAATATCATGAAGCTGTATTTCTATAAGCTTAGGTGTTCTTGTTGTATCTTGAGTGGTCAAGGTAATTCGATAACGAATATAAGCTCTATTCGGTGACTGAAGTTCTCCGCTGGGTCCCACTGACTGCCACTGTGTCCAACTGACTAAATCATCAGAGGTGGAGGTTTCAACAAGGGAGATGGCGGTTACCCCTGCTGTGTATTCGCTGGTTACTGATACTCGTCCTGTTCCTGCTAGGCCACAGGCAGCTGCGGTTGTATAAAGCTGACCATTTTGAGCATAAACACCACTTGTTGCCTTCAGCATAACAGTACCCGGCTCCGTTAGAGCATCTACATCAGCGGTACTGTCACCACCGTTTGCCAAGATAGAGTATTTGAAGTAGGAAATAAGCTCCTCCATGGTAAGCTCAGAATTCTTTTCATAAAACCAATCATCAAATCCGCCCGCGTAATAATAAGTGTCAGCGAGCATTCCCATGACAATATTAGCTACACAGTTTTGATTCAAATCTCCTGTAAAAGTTCTAATGGGCGATTGCCAAATAGCACCATCACTTCGGTCACAGACCAAATTTTGTACTCTTTTGCTATTTACTTCAATAATGGACGCTATAAAATACCAACCATTATTCCTAAGGGTAATACTTGGTGTTTCCGTTTGATCATAAATCAGCGAACCCGACGCATTATAAAGCATTAATCTTAATCTGCCTTGGTATAAGGAAACATAGAAAATCGGCTGTCCTGGTCCATGTCTGGTATTAAAGATGGGAATAAAATTTTGACCAATAGAATAAGTTGTCGGGTTAATCCATCCACCCACTACGATTTTTTCTCCTAAATCACTAAAAAAGCTACCGTCATTGGTAGCCACTAAATGAGTTCTTTCACTTGTAGGATTGACAATGTTTTGCCTGAAAAATCTCCCGAGTCTACCTAAGACCAAACTAGCTGAAGTTCCTGACCATCCGGATACAAAGAAGTTTCTGTTATTGCCTGACGCATCTAAAAGCATGGTGTTTCCATCTGGCACTGATTCATTAAATCGCCAAAGTCCAACGGTCTGATCACTTACTGGAAACTCTCCTGTGAAATCTGTTTGCACTGTTAAAATCGACTTAATGGCCACCTGATCACCTCCATCTGCTCTTAGCCAGAATCCTTAATTCAGAAAATGTTGCTCCCGCCACAGTGATTGCTATTTCATTATCTCCCTTATGAAGAACAGGAAAATTCAGCTCATCCAAGCCTGGTAAACCATTTCTCAATGTGTTTCCGTTTGTATCAGTTATTTTGGCTGTCACTAGTCCACTGTCAATGACAAGAACTTCATCTGCTGTCAAAGCTCCAACAACTCGTAATTCTTCACCATTTGTTGTAATCGAGATATAGGTAGAGGATGAACTGTTAATTGTCCCCTTAAGTTGATAGACGGGTTCTGAGTCAGCATTTCCGGTTAATCTTTCAATCTCATGGTTGCCTTCACTGGAAATTGTAAATTGCTCATCAGTCAAAGCATAAGCATGAGGATCTGGGCAGATAAACTTAAGATCAAATGCCCCTGCCGTTCTAAGTAGCCTCTCACAATCCACCTGCTCAGTAAGACGGGCATAAAAGTAACGATCCGGAATATCATCCAATACAAGTTGCTTCAAACCATTCATGGGGTTTAACCATTCAGCTAACCCATCCAATACATCTACTAGATCAGCAAAACTTTTTTGTGGGTATATATTACAATTAACGATGATGATTCGCTCTGAGCTATCACAACCAAAATCGGCAACACCCGCTTTCCCCGGCACCATTTCATAGGAGTTTCTAAGGGCGGGAGATGCCTGCCAGCTTGTGAGTCTTGCTTTGATTTTCATGTCCTTTGAACTAATGCCGTTATAAATAAATCCCATACATCGCCCTCCTCTACGTTGTAATAAAGCGCCCCTGTGCTCGAGAACCAGTCTGCATTAAATTATAGAGTTCTTGTGATATCTTTCGAATATCATCTTCACTGCGTACAATCATCTGCTGAATGGTAATTAAAGAGCCGCCAAGCATTCCATATCCGCCACCTGCACCACCATTTACATTTACATCGGAGTCTAAATTAAAATCTGTGGGAATGACCTTTTGCATATCTTCACTAACATCATCCATAGCCTTCTCAAAGCCTACACCGATACCTTCACCCATGTTTTCACCAATACCTGCGAAAACTTGAGATGGAGATCGGATGCCTAAAAGTCCCTTAACTCCTTTGACAATTCCACCAACCATATCACTGACTTTGTTTTTAAGCCAAGTCACCATGGAGGCAATACCGTCCCAGAGCCCTCTGGCGATGTTTTTACCCACATCAATAATGGCCGGAATGGCTTTTCCTAAACCAGTCACTATAGCTGTAATAATCTGAGGAATTTGTGCCACTAACTGAGGAATAGCCCGAATTAATCCTGCCGCAAGCTGAATAGTCAGCTGAACACCCATCTCAATAATCTTAGGTAGATTTGTGGTGATAAAAGTAATAATGCTACTTATAATTTGTGGTAAAGCCTCAATTAAGGTAGGCAGTGCATTTAAGATACCTTGTGCCAAACCACTGATAATTTGGAAAGCCGCTTCTAGGACCAAATCAAGATTATTAATCAATGTTTCTACAATCAAAATCACGGCTTCTACGATGGACGGAATTAGTTCCGGCAGTGCTTCACCAATGCCAGTGGCAAGGGTAACAATCATCACAAGTGCCGCCTCAACAAGGGCAGGGAGATTGGCAATGATTCCATCCACTAAAGTTAGTACCAATTGAAGCGCCCCTTGAGTTATCTGTGGCAATGCCTCAATAAGACCGCCCACTATGGTCATAATAATATTTGTCGCTGCATCAATCAGTGTTGGTAAATTATCCAAAATACCGTTAACAAGAGCAATGACTAGCTCAGGAGCAACTTCTGCAATGGCAGCTATCAGTCCAGTGACCACATCTAAGATTTGGGGAAGAATTACTGCTATCTGGTCTACCGTTTCTTTGGCTCCAGCTTTTAACTGTTCCGCTGCACCTTCTTGTCCTGTGATTAGACCTGTAAGACCATCAAGGATCATGGTAAAGCCGGGGAGGAGTTGGGAAGTGATATTGTTTTTCACACCGGTAAAAGAACGGGTAAGATTATCCATGGCATCGGTATACTCGACTGCAGCATCGATGGATTTATCACTCATCACCAGCCCTAGCTCGCTGGCTTTGTTCTTTAAGTCTTCTGTGCTTTCTGCAGTTTGGTTTAAAAGAGCTGCTAGTTCCACTGATGAGTTTCCAAGGAGATCATTGGCAATGGCCGCTTTTTCTCCTTCATCAGCAATACCCTGCAGTCCTCTCACCGTCATCTCAAAGATTTCTTCTCTTGATTTTCCTTGGAGATCTTCCATCGAGATTCCTAATCGCCTGAATTTATCAGTGGCAGAAGTACTACCATTGATGGCATCATCAACCGTGTTATTTAGTTTTTTCATGCCATTTTCTAAAGTAGATATGCTTGCACCATTTTGTGAAAGCACGTAGTCCCACTCTTGATAGCCTTTTCTGGAAAGTCCAATACGTTGACTTGCTTTATCAATCTCATCTCCAGCTGCGGCAGCATCATTAGCCATGTCATAAAGCTTTTTACCGGCGGCAACGGCGGCAGTTCCAATGGCGGCCATAGCCGCTCCGATTGCCACACCGATGCCTTTGACAATACTGCCTAGTTTCTCAAATTTTCCTCCCGCATCATCTGCAACGTTGGCACTCTTTTTTATCTCATCACCAAAATCGTCCGCTTCATTTCCTGCTTCATCAAAACCTTCACTGGCTTCATTTAGTGCTTTGTTATTTTCACCAAGCTCCCGTTCCATCTTATTTAAATCAGCGTTGGCATTATTAAGCTGGATTTGCCAAGCCTGCGTTCTCTTATCATTTTCACCAAAGGATTCAGCGGCATTTTTAAGGGCAGCTTCCAAAGTACCGATTTTATTCTTTTGTGCATCTATTTCCTTATTTAAAACTTCATTTCTTGCTGTTAACGCCTGGACAGATTTATCCTGCTTATCAAACTGTGAGGATACCAGTTTCATCTCAGATCCCAGAACCTTAAATGTCTGATTGATGTCACGAAGTGCACTTTTAAATTCCTTCTCGCCCTCAACACCAATTTTGAGCCCAAAGTTATCTGCCAAAATCACCGCCTCCTTCCTTTAAAAATCAAATACCATAGGGAATAACATCATCTATGGAAATCTCCCTTTTTTGCTTGCTCAGTCCAAGAAACTGTTTGTGACATTCCCATAAATCCATCAAAAGCCCAAGAGGTGTAAGCCATGTTTCCTCTTCAGTACGATTTAAATGGACTGTTCCGTAATATAAAAGCCGGGTAAAGAGTTCCTCCTCATTTACCCGGTTTGTGCGTTTTTTGAGTCATCTTCCGATGCAATATTTCGTTTCGTCCCTTTAAACATCGCTTCCATCAGTGCGTTTTTATATGTGGCAAGCTCCAAAGGTGAAGTAAGAAGTTCAATCTCCTCTTGCGTGAGAAGATTCTTCTTATCATTCGGATTTCGCAGGTTATAAATAAGCAAACTTTGATTGGCCATCAATGTAATCAGCCATACAATCTCATCCAGTGCCATCTCGAAGTTTTCAGATTTCATGAGCTTTTCACCCAGGTTTTCAAGTCCACCATATCTTCCTGCAATTTCTTTTGTAGCCTTAGTCGTTAAAATAAGCTCATACTCCTGACCACTAATAGTAATCTTTGCGCTGCGTTCGTTATCCATGGAACATCCTCCTATTCTTCAGTGCCACCAGAGGCAGCAAATGTAGGTTCATATACTTCGTTGTACCATCCGGTAATAATTGATTGTGTGACCCCTTCATCACCCTCGTTAACTTCTGCTTTCCAAGGATGTCTGCCCTGACCATCCAATTTGTTCCTGCGTAGCACTGTCCCTTCAATGGTTGGAGTTGAGAAGGTAATGCTATCGCCTTTGGTAGCCAGATTAGTTGCTGGGATACCAAACTTCACACGATACAGCCAAAAATAACGATACTTTCCGTTTGCTTTTTTAGCCCTAAAGCCTACCGCAACAGGGTCACCGCCGTCTTCACTGGTTGAAATGAGCACATGATTGTCATCAATGGTTGCTCCTGTAAGATCTCCTGCGGCAGTCACTCCAATATCATCAATACCAAGTGATAATGTGCCACTTCTGAACTCTTTAATAATTTCAGCTGCACCATCATCGGCATAAAGCGTTGCCTCAGCAAGCTCTACCGACAGTTCTGCACTTATGGCTTTTGCCAAGGGCACCGGGGTTTCATAGGTTTCATCACCGCTTGCATCCTCGGTGATTTTTGCATAATAAAGTCTATCAAGACCAATTGTAGCCATGTTTTATTCCTCCATTTCTAATTTAAATTCATAGGGTTTTGCCACATCAATGGCATAGTGGTGATAGCCGGTATCATCTTCATGGCCGATATACCTGCGGTCTGTTATTGTAAAATCCGCACCCAAAAGAGTGCGGACTAGATTATTTTTAATGCCTATATAGTTACCTTTTACAAATAGGGAAAGTCTAACTTCCTGCACTTCATATTCAGGCTTGTTATCAGCATGAACCTCAAACAAATCGACAAGAGGTGTGATTACAAGATAAACATCAGGAGGCACACCAGAAAAAACACCTGTCTCTACTGGAATGCTACACATGTCTGCTATGAGATTTAATTCTTTTAAAATGCTCATATTTTATCCACCTCTTCATCAAATCGCTGTTTCATTGCTTCTATACAGGCTTTTCTTGAAGTCCTTCTTGCAGGCTTTAAAAATGGTTTTGGTGGTTGACCGGATTTCCCATACTCTATGATATTGGCTATCTTGGCATTGCTTTCACCATCTCTTCTTGGCTCTTTAAAACCTACTTTTACATTAAAGTTACCGTTTCGATCTAGCTTAGCAGGGGAGACACCAAGGGAATCGACTAGTTCACCCGTAGACCGGCTTTTTTCTTTTGTTCCACTGCCAATAACCGATTGTAGATTGGATTTTACTTTTTCCACCACAACTTCTCCGCCTGATTCTAACACCTTGGGTATAATTTCATCTGTCTTATCACCCAGCTTTGAAAGTTTTAGAAGAAAATCCTCCGGCATTTTAACATCTGCTTTAGCCACTTGATGCCACCACCTTTTTCGCCAAAACTTCAATATACATACCTTTTCCTTTTACATCCTCCACACTTGTGATTTCGTATCGTCCATCACTGCACGCAATGACCATCTTAGTAGACACCGGAATATCCGGTATCTTACGAAAGCAAAACAGTGCGGTGGCTTCAGAGAAGGTTGCTCTATTGGCCCATTTTTCATTCCCGTGACGATCTTCCTTATAAGCACGAACAGACGCAACAATGGTATCAGTGGGTTTACTAAAACCCTCACTGTCTTTTGCTGTTTCAACAGAAATAATATCTATAAAGGTATTCATTTTTCCAAAGCTCATACGCTACACCTTCCAATCCCGATCAAGCCTGAGCAGTAAATTTACCGTATTCCAAACCTGCTGGCCCGCCTGCACATTGTCAGCAAAAAAGCCACCCGTACTGCCATCCCGACTTTCATAGAAGTGGGATGACAGCATGATGATGGCTTGCTCCGTAGTTGGCGGCATTGCATTTTCGCTATAATGACCTTCCGGAAGATGCTGGTAACTCTCCGCATAGGAGGTTGCAGTGGTGATGTATGTCTGAAGAAGTTCATCATCACGATCATGCTCAAGAATTAGATTTGCTTTTACCTTTTCAAACAGTGTCATCACCGTCACCTTCCTTTCTCTACGGAGTATCCTCCGCCATTATCCCAGTGGCTTTTAACTTGGTAAGAAGGGCATTAAAGTCCGTTACCAAGTCCTCTACAGTAGCCGCAGTGCTTGCGGGTTGATTCTCAAGAACAGGGAGGCCGGTTACTTTGGCCCCCTCTTCTATGACAAGTTCACCACCGATTACGGTCTTTTCTCCACCTTGCTCTGTATAATTCTTCGTGTTATAACTCATCATTTGCACCTCCCATTAAGCCTTTTGCTGTAGGATTTTAACAGCCTCTGGAAGGATCAGTTTACCGTCTACACGTTGACTTGCAAGGAAACCAACTTGACCAGTGGTTGCAAATAGCTCATTTAAACGCTTGAAAGAACGTCCTTGTCTGTCTGCAATCCAGTAGTAACCAAAGTCACCAAATGCGATGGTCTTTGCCCCAGCCTCAATAATTGGCGCATAGGCTGAAGTATATACTGGACGGTTTAGCAATGTATCTGGAGTACCCGCAGTCAGCGAAGGCTGCCATAGATATTGGCCCTGTCCGTCTTTTAGTTTACGGATTGCTTTCACCGTTGCATCATTCATTAAGAACACTGCATTTTTTCTGTATGGTGCTTTTAATGAGTATACAAGATCGATAATCTCATCTGCTGTAATAGCTGTAGCCGAACCTGCAGTAATCCCAAGCTGTGCTCCACCCGTAGCATTGAAAATGCCTGTAGGTTTTCCATCAGCATCTCCAACAAGAAATGCTTCCTCTTCCTTTGCTCCAATTCTTCTTGCAAACTCAGTGGAAATATAGCTTTCAAGATTAAATACACTATCATTTAAGAGTTCATCCGAGACTTTGATCATCGTACCCAACTTATATGCACCAATGGAAGTCTGACCAAATACAGAATCACTCTCATCAAATTCCTCGCCTTCATCAAGCCAAGCCGCAGTTCCTTTGGTCACTACAACAGGAATTTTTCTGTCACCGCTTGAGGTCTGAATAATTTTTGCCAGCTTACGGAACACATTTTCTTCCTCAAGGGTTTGAATTAGGGTACGTTCAAATTCATCTGGAACAAGATATCCACCCTCAGAATCAGTTCCTACAGAGAGGGAATTGAGTACATCATGTCTAGGATTTTTGCTTCGCATGACATTCCAGAATGCCTTCTTATAATCATCACTTGCTCTTCCAGTCTTTGTTTCCATCCCTGGAATATTTGGTTTTCCAGTAAGAGGCATATTCACAGGTTTGTTAAGTTCTGCTTCAAGTGCCTCTTGGCGTTCCAGTCTTGTGATTTCCTTTCCAAGATTAACAATGTCCTCTTCCATTCTGTCGTAGGTTACCGCATCCTCTGCAGAAACAAGCCCGTCACTGCCACGTTTTGAATCAAGAAATGTCTTTGCCGCTTCCCATGCTTTTGCGCGTTTCTCACGCAGTTCAAGAATTTTACTCATTTTTATTTCCTCCTAATATTTTAATAAATTAAGCCGCTCATAAAGCGGCTCGGTTGATTGTTTGACAACTGGTTTCTTAAGCTTATCCATTAATGAATTGGTCACTGCTCTTCGGCTAAACACAAAACTATCTTGCACAGTACTTTCTCCAGTTCTAAACATGATGTCATCAGCAAAACCAAGCTCAATCGCTTTATTGGCATTAAGCCATGTTTCTGCATCCATCAGATGGGATAGCCTTGTTCGTGATAAACCGGTTTTCAGTTCATAAGCATTGATGATACTTTCCTTTACTTCATCTAACATTTGCATTGCCTTTTGCATCTCCTCACTATCACCAATGGCTATGGTGAATGGGTTATGGATCATCATGAGTGAGGTTGGTGACATCAAGACTTCTGTTCCTGCCATTGCAATGACCGATGCGGCTGATGCTGCAATACCGTCAATTTTTACAGTGACATTGCCCTTGTAATCCATCAGCATGTTATAAATCTGTGATGCTGCGATACAATCGCCACCGGGAGAGTTGATCCAAACAACAATGTCTCCTTCGCCACTCATAAGCTCTGCTTTAAAAGCTGCAGGAGTAACATCATCTTCAAACCAACTCTCCTCTGCAATTGCACCGTTAAGGTAGAGGGTTCGTGTTTGTGTATCTAAATCACGCACCCAGTTCCAAAACTTTTTCATTTGGCTGTTTCCTCCAATCCTTCTTTATTTGCAAATATGCCCGCATCCGCGAGTTTGGTCATATTGCCGTTAATTAGGTATAAATCTCCTCCAAGCTCAGGTGGAATTCGGTCTAGGTTCTCAAGCTCCCTAATATCATTGGCGCTCATCCATCCGTTTTGTCTGGCGGTTGCATAGCCGCTCATTCGAGAAACATAATCTCCACGAAGTAAACCATCTACGTTAAACTTGGAAAAATACTGCTTCTTTTCATCTGATCTTAAAAGCGCCCTGCTTATGGCCTGTTCCCAGCGAATAACCCAAGGGTCCAAAGTGTATTTCACAAACTCCAGTGATTGCTGTTCAATATTAGAAAAACTCGACTTTTCCAAGTCCCCAACCATATGTGGAGGTACGCGGAAAATTCGAGCGATTTCATTGATTTGAAATTTCCTTGTTTCTAAAAACTGAGCTTGCTCCGGCGAGATACCAATTGGCTGGTATTTCATGCCTTCTTCAAGTACTGCTACGCGATGAGAGTTGCTACTCCCTTGATAGGCTGCATTCCAACTTTCCCTTACTTTCTGAGGGTCTTTAATGGTACCAGGATGTTCAAGTACCCCTCCTGGTGCTGCCCCATTAGCAAAGAACTTAGCTCCATATTCCTCACAGGCAATTGCCATCCCTATAGCATTCTTAGCCATAGCAATCGGCGAGTAACCCACAAGACCATCAAAGCCTAAACCTGGAATATGAAGTACATCGCTTGGTCTTAATGTAACCGCCACACCGTTCATCGTTGGTGCATCATCGGAATACCTGGTGTAAGAATAATAGAGATTGCCACTGGAATCTCGATCCACAGACATTCGATTTGGCATTAGTGGATACAGTGCTATGACTTCACCTTTGCCGTTTCGAATAATCTGAGCATAGGCATTGCCCCATAATAAAAGATGAGTCATCATCGTCTCGCGGAAAACGAAAGAACTCATCTCTGGATTTGGCTCATCATGTAATAAAAAATATAGCGGATGAGAAAGTGCTTTCTCCTTACCACCGCTATCGGTGTATTTATATAGGTGAAGGGGAAGCCCTGCCACAGCCTCTGCTAATATCCTTACGCAGGAATACACTGCAGTCATTTGCATGGCTGTATGCTCATTAACAGGCTTGCCGCTTGTCGAGCCGCCAAAAAGAAAACTATAGTTGCCCCCTGCAGTTCGATTTTGTGGTTTGTCACGTGCTTTAAAAATATTCGAAAATAGGCCCATCTGCATCACTCTCCTCTCCTAAAACACGAGTAGTCCCCGACCGTCATAAACCGAAGCACTCGTATCATTGCCACAGCGAATTGCTCTATCCAGTGCCATAATAGTTGCAACAGCACCATCTATTTTTTCTGTTGACTTCTCTTTATCCGGTTTAATGTTGCCCGCCGGATCAGTACGAATAAAAATATTATCCATCATCCATCTAAGAACAGGATGTCCACCATGTGCGACCTTTTCCTCCAAGGTCAGTTTCATAAGTTCCTTGGTTGGTGGACTCATATCTTTAAATCCCTGTCCAAATGGAACAACGGTAAATCCCATGCCTTCAAGGTTTTGTACCATCTGAACTGCACCCCATCGGTCAAAGGCAATTTCTCGAATATTATATTTCTCACCAAGACTTTCAATAAACTTCTCAATGAAACCATAATGCACAACATTGCCTTCAGTAGTTTTAAGGTAACCTTGCTTTTCCCATACATCGTAGGGGACATGGTCACGATTGACTCTGAGATTAAGGGTTTCTTCCGGTAACCAAAAATAGGGAAGAACAACATATTTGTCATCTTCATCTTCCGGTGGAAACACGAGTACAAAGGCTGTTATATCTATGGAACTTGAAAGGTCTAGACCGCCATAGCAAACTCTTCCAAGCAAGTCTTCTTCATTTACGGCAAAAGCACATTTATCCCACTTATCCATTGGCATCCATCTAACTGCTTGTTTGACCCATTGATTAAGTCTTAACTGCCTAAATGTATTCTCTTCTGCAGGATTTTGCTTTGCAGATTCACAAGCGGCTTTCACCTTGTCGATTCCCACTGTAATCCCTAGGCTTGGATTTGCTTTTTTCCATACTTTTGGATCAGTCCAATCATCAGATTCGTCTGCTCCATAAATAACTGGATAAAATGTAGGGTCAACCTTTCGCCCTTCCAAGAGGTCTTTTGCTTTTTGATGTGTCTCATAGCAGATAGATTTGGTGTCTGAACCTGCAGTGGTAATAAGAAAATACAGCGGTTGGGTTCTTGCATCACCAGAACCCTTGGTCATAACATCAAAGAGTTTTCTATTGGGCTGGGTATGAAGTTCATCAAAAACAACACCGTGTATATTAAAACCATGTTTTGAATAGGCTTCAGCTGAAAGCACTTGATAAAAACTATTTGTCGGCTGAAAAACAATACGCTTTGTTGCCGACAGGATTTTAACTCGTTTACTAAGTGCCGGGCTCATACGCACCATATCAGCTGCAACTTCAAATACTATCGATGCTTGCTGACGATCTGCAGCACAACCATAAACCTCCGCTCTTTCTTCACCATCACCACAACAAAGAAGTAGGGCAACAGCAGCTGCAAGTTCTGATTTACCCATTTTCTTTGGTATCTCAATATAAGCTGTATTAAACTGTCTATATCCATTTGGTTTAAGTGTTCCAAAAATATCTCTAATAATTTGCTCTTGCCAATCTATGAGTTCAAAAGGCTTTCCTGACCATTTACCTTTGGTATGGCTTAAGCACTCAATAAAGTTGACCGCATAGTCTGCAGCATCTTTATCGTAATAAGAGTCCTTTGCCATAAACGCTGTCGGTTTATATTTCTTCAACTTTCTAATATGCGGTCACCTCCCAACAAGCATAAAAATAGACCTGCATCAAGCAAGCCTTATCATTCTATTCATACGAGAAACAGAGCCAATTTTGGCACTGTCCTCTGTTACTATTTAGTTGTGTTCTAGCAATAGGATTGCAAGTGCAATTTCTGCATCCTCATCCACAGGTTCAATATCCCAGCCTCGGTCATAATTTGCAATAATCTTTCCTTTACGCTTAAGCATCAACTTAGAGATACGTCCTTCGTCAATGCCAAATTCAGAACCTTTCTCATAGCACTTTACCCAATAATGAATGATACTGTTATGAACTTTCATGCTACCTTCTTTCCACATGGCTTTATTCCTCCTTACCGGTCAAAATGAACCTGGAATAAGCCCCGATGTTATCTGCAAGGTAAAGAAGCAGCTCGTCATATCCTTCCCTTAGAGCAATTTCCTGTACTTTTCGTACATCAAACATATTGGTTTCACCTGTGTCACGAATAGCAAGAATCTGTTGTTTTATCTTATCTGTCATCGTGAATCCTCCTGCACAGGTCTTCGCCAAAAGCTACTGAGAGGCTGGAGCCTGAATCCCAACGCACCATAATAGAACCAATATCGTCAACTCCTACAACTGTTCCTTTTGTACCAATCCTTGGAGCTTGAATATCATCCATCTTTAATAGTTCTACTCGACATCCAGCAGGGTACTTCTCACGAAGGTTTAGCAGTTGTTCTTTACTGATTATCCTCATTTTTTACTCCTCCTTTGAATGCCGCAGAACCGGTTAGATTTCTGAGTAATATTTTTCGTTCTTCTTTATACTCTTTGCCAATAAAGCCAAGGCGGAGCAAAAAGCATCTAAATGCGTATTTTTCATTTGGGATTTCCTTTTCTTTTGCAGTAATGCGTTTCTGGTTTCTTGCCATCTCGCAAAGCGCAGAAATAAAATGGTTGTAAGCCTTAACCTCTTCTGGTGTTGGTATTTCTTTAAACCATGGGAATGAAACTTCATCTTCAGAAATTTCAATCGGTAAGTCTTCTGCCTCAAGTGCATGACGGATAAGATCGCCTTTTGCCTCAACAATCGCTTTTAGGTTTTCAAGTGCCTTTTCTGTAAAGCTACTCCTTGGCATTGATATGCAAAGGCTTAAAGCCTCGCTGTCTGCGGTTTGTTGGCCCTCAGTGGCATCAATTTGCTCCTCTGCGATAAAACCCTCCCTTGCCAAACACTGGGCCACCTTTTCGATTTCTTCGCTGTCTGCCTTATCACTAAATTCAAGGCTCCCATTTTTGTCAATGATAAAGGCATCCACCTCGTAAGCCATGCTGGGCATTCCAAGGTACTTTGCTTTAACACCTGTGATGTCGCTAAGTGCTGTGACTAACCTCTTTCGCTCTGACCCTGTTACGTTATAATTAATGATCATGTACAAAACCTCCTTTGTTTTGGTATGTACATATATCACTCTAAAACACTTATTTATCAAGCTTTTTATCGCTAATTTAGAATAGAAATGTGGATTAATTATTTCCTTCTAATTGTGTATACCAAACAATGCCAGACAGCACAAAACATACATTAGGAAGGGCCACTCCATTACCCCACATCTTATATTCAGCAGAATCAGAATGCGGATTCTTTAGCCACTTAGATATTTGCTTTAGTGTCTTGGCTTTTGAATAACTGCCGATCACTTTACGGTGTGTTTCAAATATGTCATACCAGGTGCGAAGGTCATCCATCGTAGGGTTTTCTATCCCTAAATCACTACACCACCAATCGGGGAAACCCTGCAGCCTTGCACACTCTGTTGGTGTCAATCTTCTGACTGTGTATTCTATACCGTCATTACCATTAATAAGCGGTGGATCTTTATAATCTGTGGCAACTAAAGTATTAGCAAGTTCTTTCTCGGCATTTGTAAAAAATGATGCCTTACTTGATGAGTAGGTAGGAGTTGCCACTGCACTGGGACCCTGTGCATTCAGTGTTGAACTTATCCCATCTTCTGTAATCCCAAGATTTCTAGCATAATTTTGACCACAGTTGAAAGACTCCCTGTCAATCGCATAAACGACAGCGTGCTTATCTACAGTATTTAAAGTAAAGCTGACTTCCTCATTAACACCATCACCTCGTGGGCCATTCTTGTCATCTCTGCCTATCATAGAGCCTTGCAAGGCATAACTTTCTACCACAGCAATACCACCTTGATTGCTATCCGGAGCATTGCCGGACGTATCAATGGTTCTTGCCGTATCACTTTCATAGACATTTGAACGTGCATTGATTGTTCCTTCTGAGGTGAATCGCACATCGTAGGTCTTAGGATTTTCCACAACAAATGGCTGATTGTTGCCGCCTGTTCCATAAGTTGCAGAAATAGTTGGTGCAACATCAATAGGCCCACTAAAACGAGTATCCTTTCCGTGATTATCAAAAACAGCCGAGTCCATAACACAAGGTGGATGATTTGACTTAGCACGAAGAGTACAAGTGATATCCTTTGTCACATCCATACGATTACCGCCCTGGTCATTTAAGCAGATTGTGCCTGCCTCTCCAGTGCTGTCTGCAATATAGCTGGCAGTACCTTGCCACGAGCGGATGCTCTCCTTAGAATACCCAGACAAGCCTTCTGACTTAAATAGTATTTCTCCGGCACCCCCACCTGCAAAATCTGCGACAAGGAAGATGCGTTTTCTTCGTTGGGGAACTCCCCAGTATTGAACATCCAGCACTCGCCAGGCAAGGGAGAAATGATCTCCCACAATAGTTCCTGCTTGTTTCCATTTATCAATTTTAGGAACTGATAAGGTTTCATCCTTGATGTGGCAGACGCCTTCAAGGACACATCTGAAATCTTCTCCTTTGTTTGATGAGAAGGCTCCAGGGACGTTTTCCCAGACAATATATCTTGGTTTTTTGCCATCTGTAGCACACCTCATTTCTTTTACAATTCGGATAGCCTCATAAAAAAGACTTGAACGTTTACCATCCAAGCCATCACGCTTACCTGCTATGGATAAATCTTGGCAAGGGGAGCCAAAGGTAATAATATCTACTGGTTCTATCTTGCTGCCATCCATGCAAGAGATATCTCCATAATGTTTGATAAAAGGCAGCCTTTTGGTTGTCACCCTAATAGGAAACGGTTCAATTTCCGATGCCCATACTGGGGTAATACCGGAAATTAAACCGCCTAAAGGAAAACCGCCCGAGCCGTCAAAAAGACTGCCTAGGGTCAGTTTATTCATTGGCTACCTCCAATTCATCGTATTTATAAGTGAGTCCGTCCCTTTGAACACTTACTTCTTTTGAAGTTCCGACTTGCTCAATATAGCGTTTTACAATAACATCACAGAATTTCTCATCTAGTTCCACTGTGTAGCAAATACGCTCTGACTGCTCACAAGCAATTAATGTACTTCCACTTCCTCCAAAGGGATCGAGTACAATTGTGTTACTCATAGAGGAATTCAAAATAGGATAGGCAAGAAGAGGAATCGGCTTCATCGTAGGATGCTCACCATTTCTCTTTGGTTTATCAAACTCCCAGATGGTAGTTTCTTTCCTTCCTGTATACCACTGATGCTTGCCTTTCTTTTTCCAACCAAACAGCACAGGTTCATGTTGCCATTGATACGGTGATCGCCCCAAAACAAGAGATTCCTTTTTCCAAATGCAACACCCGGATAAATAAAAACCGGCATCCGAGAAGGCTTTTCTAAAATTAAACCCTTCGGTGTCGGCATGAAATACATAGACGGAGGCATCGTCTGCTAATGCTTCCTCAATATTGATAAAGGCATCTAAGAGGAATTGATAAAAGGCATCATTTGTCATATGATCATTTTTGATTTTCCCTGCAGAGCCTTCATAATTTACGTTGTAGGGAGGGTCTGTCACACACAAATTTGCCTTGTTTTTATTCATCAGCAGATCATAGGTTTCTTTTTTTGTCGAGTCACCACATACGAGTCGATGCCTACCTAATGTCCATATGTCACCAAACTTGCTGATTGAGGGCTTTTTTAATTCTTCATCCACATCAAAGTCATCATCGTGAATTCCATCCTTAATGGTATCTTTAAATAAGTCATCCAGTTCTTTAGGATCAAATCCAGTAAGCGAGACATCAAAATCTGCACCTTGTAAATCAGCAATCAAGAGGGCAAGCTTATCCTTATCCCAATCACCGCTAATTTTATTTAGAGCGATATTGAGGGCTTTTTCCTTTTCCTCATCCATCTCAACGATGACGCATTCAACTTCTGATATACCCATGTCAATGAGTACTTTAAGTCTTTGATGGCCACCTACTACATTGCCTGTCACCTTATTCCAGATAACCGGCTCCACATATCCAAACTGCTCAATCGAGCGTTTCAGCTTTTCATACTCTGCATCACCTGGCTTTAAATCTTTACGAGGATTGTATTTAGCAGGAAGCAGGTCTTTTGTATTCTTTTTTTCAATCAACATACCTTTTTACCGCCTCCCTTAGTTCTTTATAGCAATCTAAAAACTCCCAAGTATGCAATCCATATCTGAAATGACCGTAGGCAGCAGTATCCGCATAAATGACATCGGTCAGCCTTAACTTTTCGATAATTGCTGCAGGTCTAAGATTAAATACTTCTTGAACCGCACTACAAAGGATACTTTCAGCAACTTTGCCTGTTCCAAATGTATCAATCTCCACAGCAACTGGATCTGCTTTTCCAATCGCATAAGAAATGGCAACCTGGCATCGTTCTGCATACCCACACCAAATAATGTTCTTAGCGATGGCTCTTGCCATATAAGCACCACTGCGATCCACTTTTGTCGGGTCTTTACCGGAAAATGCACCGCCCCCGTGAGATGCAATGCCACCGTATGTGTCCACCATTATTTTTCTTCCGGTTAATCCTGTATCAGCGGCAGGTCCACCCTCCACAAAGCGCCCGCTTGGATTAATGAGTATCTCCGTTTCATCATCAAATGGATATTTTTCAAAGACAGGCCAAAGCACCTGAGAGATGATTTCATTCCTTAAATCATTTAAGTCTTTATCAGCACCGTGCTGAACGGAAACAACAATGGTCTTGATCCGCTTTGGCTTATCATCTTTATACTCTACTGTAACTTGTGCCTTACCATCTGGACCGATGTTTTTAATAACACCACTCTTCATAACTTTATCCAGCTTTTCACAGATAGCATGAGATAGAACAAGGGGCAACGGCAACTTCTCACTTGTTTCATTGGTGGCATAGCCATAAACTGTGCCTTGATCTCCTGCACCTAGCATGGAATACCAGGAAGTATCGCCTTCACGGGATTCCAAGGCTCTATCAACACCACCTGCGATATCTTTGCTTTGCTGATGAACATGGACAAACACGAGAAATTTTCTTGGATTGTAGCCTACGTCAGCCAGTACATTACGAACTACTCGTTTGATATCAATTTTCTTTGAACAGGTAATCTCACCGGCAACAATGATACGTCCTTTGGTTGCCATCACCTCGCAGGCCACACGAGAGGATTTATCTTTTCTCAAACACGCATCTAAGATGCTGTCAGAGATTAGGTCACACAATTTATCGGGATGCCCTTTACATACACTTTCACAAGTTCTATATTTTTTCATTATCATTTTCCTTTCCTAGCAGATAATAACCGCTCCATTAAATCATCTTGTGGACTTCTGCCACCAAACTCTACAGAGCAGTTTTCTTTTACAATCTGGTAAATCTGATACCAACACTGATTTACTTGTTTCATGTATTCACGGCTCATAGCAACATACGGTGATGCTATGGCTGCTGATGTAGTAGGATGCTTTGCAAGAAATCCATATTCTGAAATACACTCTTCGCATTGAATCCAACGAGAAACGCTCATGGCATATTGCTCGATCAGCTGGTTGTTTACTAACATTTCGCAGCTACGATCTTTTAACCATTTATAGGTTTCTATATAAATATCTTCTGCACAGAGGTCTTTACCGTTTTTCTGAGCCGCCTTTAGATAATCTTTTACTGGAGGAACATCCGTGCCTTCCATTTCTGCTGGCTCCGGCAGTACCTGAGCCCCGTTTAATCTGCCATCAGCAATTTTATCTGTTAGAGCCTTTGATCTTCTTCCTGCACCAACACGCTGACCACCTCTTGCTGTACCGTCCTTAGCCATTTTTCCACCTCACTTTTCTAAAAGTCTTTAATACCCCCTTTGATTTCTGATTTTTACACGCAAGACCCCACGCCGCTGTCCGCTTTAAAAAGTTTTGAAGATTTTACCGCCCCCACCGGTCACCGCTCTCGGCAGTAATCCTTGAGTGACAGGATTTACAAAGAGCCATGAGATTGCTCCTCTCATTACCTCCGCCTTTAGAGAGGGGGAGAATATGGTGTACCTCTTCAGCTGAAGTGAGCCTTCCTTCTTTTTCACACTCCTCACAAAGAGGATGCGACTTGATATATCTGTCTCGGATTCGTTTCCAAGCACGACCATATCTTTTGTTAGAGGCAGGGTCACGTTGGTATTGATTGTAATGTTTGTCCATTGCCTTTTGATGCTCGGCACAGTATTGCTCACGTTCAGCAAGCCGACCGCAACCGGGATAAGCACAAGGACGCTTTGGTTTGTAGGGCATCATTTCACCTCGCTTTTGGGCATAGAAAAAGCCCTGCAGGACGAACCCACAAGGCTTAAAATCTATTCTATTTCGCTGATTATATAATAACACAAATGCAACTGTGGTATCTTGTTGCAAAGTGATGCAAAACGTGCAAACTATATTTTAATAGGATCTTCTGGAAGAGTCACATGGTTAAGAGCTGCATTGTGCCATCTGTAAACAGTAGTTCTGTCAGCATTAAGTTCATCACCGATTTGTTCCCAAGTAAAGTTATGCACATAACGGTAGCGTAGAACCATGCGTTCATCCGTGTCTGCAACCTCGTTTATAACACACCTTATCTGCTCTTTGAGTGCTACAAGGTTATCCACTTCGGCATTTATTTTACTTTCTAAATCCATAATCCGCTCTAAGCATCTTACAAACTTGGCATCTGTATTTCGTGAAGTTTGCACCTTTTCATCCCAACTTGGTGATGATACACTTGTAGCCATTTCTCTGAGGCACTCCATTTCCTCGATGTCAGATTGTATTCTTTTATCAAGCCTATAAGCTTGGTGTAAATATTCCTTTACTTTCATGCTCCTCTTACCTCCGATCTTAATTTTTCAATTAGGAAATTCCCATCAACAGAGGTAAGTTCTCTATACCAATCAGTGTGGAAGAACCTCTCCACCTCGGCTATCATGTCCTTCGCAGGATCATAGTGGGGACGTTTTTTCATTTTCTTCAGTGCATCCCTATAATCCTTGACAGCTTGCAGGATAATGGCATTTGCAAGTTGCTCATAAGGGCCGGTCATCGCACCACCTCCAATTTTGCTTTTACAGCATCAATTAAAGAGGCTTGTGTTTTTTCTTTTCTTGTAAGTGCATTCATAACATCTTCATCTATGGTGTCTTTGGCAATAATGTGGTGTATCACAACCGTTTCATTTTGACCTTGCCTGTAAAGACGAGCATTGGTTTGCTGATACAATTCCAAAGACCAGGTAAGTCCAAACCATATGAGGGTCGAACCACCACTTTGAAGATTAAGACCGTGTCCTGCACTCGCTGGATGAATAGCGGCTATTGGGATATCGCCGTTATTCCAATCCTCAATATCTTTCGATGTCTTTATCTGCCTAGCAGGAAACCTCTTCTGAATACGCTCCAAATCATGCTTATACCAGTAGGCCACAAGCACCGGTTTACCGTTTGCTCCTTCAATCAAGTCCTCCAGAGCATCAAGTTTTCTGTCATGTATTAGATGAGCCTTATTTTTATCATCATAGACAGCACCATTTGCCATCTGCAGGAGTTTGCCGGAAAGAACTGCCGCATTTACTGCATCAATTTCCTTATCACCTAAATTTGCCACCATCTCATCTCGGAATTCAGAATAAATGCTCCATTCCTTTTCGCTAAGATACACAGGCACTTCATTTAGAACGCATTCAGGCATCTTGAGATAATCTGCAGACTTCATAGAAATCGTAATATCCGATATTTGGCTGTATATCCTATCTTCAGCACCTGGCAGTGGCTTATATGAAAAGATAATCTCAGCATTACGCTTATCCGGTACAAAGTAGGCACTACGGTAGTGGGTTATGTACCTTCCAAGCCTTTGACCTAAATCAAGGACACGAAACTCTGCCCATAAATCCATAAGCCCGTTACTTGAAGGTGTACCCGTCAGACCTACAATCCTTTTTACAGATGGTCTTACTTTTAGAAGGCTTTTGAACCGCTTTGCACTATATGATTTAAAAGAGGATAACTCATCAATGACAAGCATATCGAAGTCAAAAGGGATACCACTCTTGTTTACAAGCCAGTCTACATTTTCACGGTTAATGATATAAATGGTGGCTCTTTTCATAAGAGCATTTATTCTATCTCTTTCCGTTCCTACAGCCACAGAGTACGATAAACCTCTAAGGTGATCCCACTTCCTTATTTCCGCAGGCCATGTTTGAGATGCGACTCTTAATGGAGCTATAATCAAGACTTTTCTTATTTCAAATTTATCAAGACATAAATCAAACAATGCAGTAAGCGTGATTGCTGTCTTTCCTAACCTAAGCCCATATCAAGGAATATCGCAGATATTGGCTTGCTTTCAATAAAATCAATTGCATACTGCTGATAATCATGTGGTATGAACTTCATTCGGCATCACCTCCCATCTCTCGTAGCACTTCATCTATCTGCTCTACACCATCAATGCAGTAAACTAAAAATCCTAACGCTTCCAGTTGCCTTTTTCGTCTTACTTGCAGAGGACGCATCATTTTACCCGGTGCTTTTAATTCAACAAATGCGATTCTGCCCATAGGAAGTAGTACAAGGCGGTCTGGCATACCATTAAATCCTGGACTTACAAACTTTGGGGCAATGCCTCCCATGTTTTTAACTGCTGCTATCAGTTTTTGCTCTATATATTTTTCTTGCATAATGTCCTCCATTTCTTAATAGGGAACAACAGGCACAACTTTGAACGATTTTTCCTATACGCGCGCACATACAACATTCCTACTATTATTTTTTTATTTATTACTAAGTAGTAAAAGTCTTGTTCCTGTTATTCCCGTAAAGCCGAAGTATCGATATTTCCTACGGTTTCAAGAAAACAACTATAGGTAACAACCATAGAACAAGGAACTACCGTTACCTTTTTCTCTCGTAACAACGTTGCTTGCCGTAAATCGGAAAATTGCTTGTTCCGTTCTTGTTCCCGGTGTACTTGTTCCAATTACCGATCTTCTTCATAATGCCTGCAATGGCATAAGAGTCAGCAGGTCTCATAGCAGCCGCATCTTTACCGAAGCACTCGCACCAGATTTCCATATTACAAACAAGGGTACGTTCTACAGTACCAACATGAGATTCTCCGCCAAACTCACTACCGTTCAGGAAATTTCTACGTTCGTATGCTGACATGGTGTCCCAATCCTCCGGTAAAAGCGTATCAAGATAAGTACGAACCAACCCTTCACGCTCATCGCTTTCCATTGCATCATCCTGTTCACTGGTAGCTAAATGTACATCATCGCCTTCAAGGTAGAGTTTTTCTCCCTTCTCATAAAGCACCAGTGTTTCTGCCCATATCTGCTCAACATCATAAACAGACATCTGCCAGGCTTTTTTCTTACCGTTACCGCTGATACGAACTGGCCAGAACCGTCTGTTGCCTGTAATATCTCGAAGAAATCCACTCTCTGCATTGGTAGAACCTACAATTACGCACTGACGTGGATGGCTTTCCACATTAACACCATAGCTGGCACGGTACTTGTCATCACACCTTGATATAAAAGACTTCACAATCTCCACATCGGTCTTACGCATTCCGGCAAGCTCCCCAAGTTCCAGTATCCAATACCCCTGCAATTTTTCGGGGCCGGCTTTATCCTTCATATCTGTTAGAGTCAAACTATCTGAAAACCAATGTCCTGCAAGTTTTGCAAAGAAGGTTGATTTACCGATTCCCTGTGGGCCATTAAGGATAAGAACACTATCGAACTTTGTACCCGGATGATAAATGCGTGCTACCGCAGCAACCATTGTCTTTCTTGTTACTGCTCTTGTATAGGAGTTATCCGTTGCTCCGAAGTAATCAACAAGCAAGGTTTCAACTCTATCGATACCATCCCACTCCGAGAGATTATCGAGGTATTCTTTTATTGGGTGATACGCCCTTTCTGCTGCCACAGCAAGAATCGCATCTTTCGTCTTAGTTGGGGAGTAGACCCCATATTTATTGGATATATACACCTTTAGGGCTGCATTGTCCGAGTCATTCCATCCCTCTTTCATTTGGTTCCAGGGTAGACCGTTTCTTGCATCGATACCGTCACGGTGTTTGTTAAAGGCAAGGGACTGCAGTTCTGGGTCATTTCGGATTATAAGAACGATGTTGTCGAGGGTGTCCTTAATCTTACCTTGTTTATCAAGTTCAAGTGCCGTCTGCCAAGTGTCTTCAGTAAATTCAGCTGTTGCCTGATCCATACGCTCTTTGGCAAACTGAGACTTTACTTCATCGTCCTTAATGGCAAATTCACACATAGCAACATAGGATGGCAGCTTGCTCGGAGATGTACCCTCCGATGCTCTGTCATCCGAGTTGCCAAACTTATGAATACGAACAAGATCAAAAGCATTAAGTAATCTTCCACTTGCAGGATCTGTTGCATGATGGGAATATGCAAACTTATCATCATAGATAATGACACCAGCACTTGAATCAGCTGGCATATAATCGTATCTACCTGTCATCGCTGAAGGCTCATATACATCTTCCAGGAACTTATCAATCGCATATGTTACTGAATAGGTACGGCAGAAAGTGCCGACCACACCTTCCTTGGAAAGCGGGTCAGCTTGTTCTTTTAATGAACGTTCTATAACTTCTGATTGCCTTGAGGACACAGGCCATGTGCTTGTGTCATGCCAATCATCATATTTATTAAGAAATACATCTGGGTCAAGGAGTGAGCCGTCTTTTTCTTCATATACAAACACACCGTTTCTTGATGTAGAAGGCCAATACATTAACCTTTCCGGTTCATAGGTAGTGTCGTCAAATAGGTCAATGCCTACCTCCTTTGCTGCCATACGGCTGACCGCAGCATATTCTTCTTCTCCCACATCACGGGAGAGAGGAATGATCAATCTAAGCCTTGGATTTTCCGGAGTATGCTTATGGGTAGAATAAATACAGCATTGATAAGGGAAGAATGTACAGATTTCACCCCAAATACTACTTGTGCCATAGTCCATATCAAGGGTCAGCATGGAGCGTGACAGAACATTGCCTTTTTTACGTCTGCCATCTTTTAAGTGACCGCCGACAAAGCCACCGACATCTTTTATTGAATCCTGTCCGCCCTTTTTCATCTTTCGGTATTCTTCTACGGTTTCGGTGGTACGCTGTGTGGTCTTAACACGGGAGCAGAAATCCTCCCAGCTGATATCGCTGTTCTTCCACTTTTTATCCATCCGGCTATTTCCGTATGCTATCTTCATAGAGCATCTACCTCCTCAAAATCTTTATTGAAATATCTGACTGGCTGTCTTCGTTTCTTTGCCTTTTCAATTTCAATACTCATACCCCTTGTAATAACATCACCGAGCACCCAGACTTCCTGGCATTTACCCATGAGAATAATATCCATGAAAATAGCGAGGTCACGCTCTTTTTCATTGCTGTCATCCATAAACTGAGGAAACATAAGGTGGGGAGCGAGAGGGATATTTCCCTTTTCTAATGCGAAACGGCAGAACTCCCGTGTCCGCTTATTATTGTTTTCGATATCTCCGCTAAAGGGAGAGCAGATATAGACAAGAGGCTTAAAGGCAGGTTTTGACGCTGCCTTATCCTCCTTTATGATATTGGTTAATGCCTCCTGGGGAGTTGGGTCATGGTATCCTTCTGAATTAAATTTATTTATGCTCATAATGTCTGCCTCCAGCTCTAACCTTGTTACCACACTCATCACAAAATACTGCCGTGCCAAATAGATCACTCTCTCCGTCACTTAAAATTTCAGCAATATCTACTGGCACCTCGGTACCACACATAGGGCAATGACAAAATACATTCTCATCTGTTATTTCAATAGATACCTCCATGGTATCGTTCAATTTTTCTTTCACATAAAACATAATAATTGTCCTCCTTAATTTGCGTTTTCTTCCATCTTCAACTTGTACCATTCCAGATGACGCTTTCGCTGCTGATAGTCCGGAACAGCTACTAACAAACCCACATCAACTTTCTGCAAAGTTTCAAGCATCGTAATCTGCTCATCGGATAGATAAGGGCGGATGCTTTTACCTTTTTCAATACCGTTGGCTATTCTGAATTGCTTTGCAGACATCCCGGTAACAATGCGGTTAATCATGTCACATTCGTTACTGAAATGATATGGCTTGGGATTTTCGTGAAGCAGCTTAATGTTGTCTGTCAGTAAAGGGAACTCTTTACGGGCTGAAACAAGAGTCTTAATGAACTGCTCCATTTCATTAAAGCGTTTAATGTATAACTCTTTGAACTTCATTGCTTTTTGCCCTGTGTATCCCATGACTAACATAGTGAAACCATCACGAGTCATGGCATAAGCCTTTTGCTTTCTGTTCCAACCATCCGTGTATGAGGTCGGCTCAAAATTGAGCTGAGCAAATTCTTTACTTAACCCAGAATTGGGGTCAGTGATTTTTGCAATGTCACGTAGCACATTCTTATGCTCCTTCTCAAAGAACTCAGCAACAAACAAGCTATCTACTCTTGCCGTATCCTTGGTGTCGGCAAATACACCATATTTGTCTTTAGGTATTAATTCTCTCATCAGAATTACCTCCTTATAATTTTTTGGAGGCCTTGACCTCCTACCTGGTAGCCACAGGAGTTGGTCAAATCTGATGGTTTTCTAAAAATTCTTTAATTTTTTTCTCTGCACGTTTCAACTTTTGGCTGATGTTATTTTCGTCAGCATTGATAGAGCGGGCGTATTCACGGATTGGCGTGCCATCAATGCGTACTGCAATAAACATATCTGCCCAATCATGCTTTTTACCAAGTGCCTTATGTATCAATTGGCAAACATCTTCATACTCGTAGAGGCGATTACGCTCAGCCTCCTGTGAATCATCAGCGATGGTGTCCATTACATCCGTTTCATCCTCAGATTCATCATCCTTGCGATAAGGGGTCTTAGGGTTACCAAGATGCCTATGAAACCTGCGCCAGTTGTTGTATTCCTTACTGTTCATAAGGTCCAGCATTTCCTGTACAGTCTCACAACGCTTTACTTCTGCCTTCTTTTCTGGCTTTGCCTCTGCAAGACGCTGCTCGTAGTCGATATCAAGCATAATGCTGTAATCATTATCTGGAATATCAATTGTGGTGTAGAATTTGTGGCCGTTTTTGATGTTTTCTTCGTACAAAACTCGAATCTTCATTAAGCATTCCTTTCCGTCCCGGCATGGGCGGCGGAATACAAAAAGAGCCTGTGGTGAAGATGGCCACAGACTCCGCTTGTCCTCAAAATGGGCGCACGAAATCACGGTGGGTGCATCTTCATTCCAAACACAGTCTTCATCACTGTGTTCTGAACTCTTTATGCATCCCGCCGTCCTAATGCGCATCTCGGACATTGAGATTTTATTTCAGGAGGTTTGTCCTCCTGTTATGGTAATGATAATACTTTTACTTTTTTTGCCCGTTGAATAAACTTCAACAGCAAAAAGCCTTAATAATCGTTAAACTTTAGTTCTTAACTTAGAAAATCCACTGATTTCGAAGATCACTTTCCTGCAAATAGTTTTTTGAGAAAAAAATAAGGAACAGTGCATATTTTCATATACACTGTTCCTTATTTAAGAATAAATGTCGCTTTTATGGCTAACGACAAATGAAATCTGATGAACTAACTTCATCAAAAAAAGTTTAAAAAAATTAGACCGGACATATAATCCGGTCTAATCAGTAAATTATAGAC